ATATTTCCACATATAACCATCTGGCATAATTACTGGATCAACAGTAGTACCAACAGGTTTATATGTAGAAAGAGCATTGTTGTTGTTATCTAAACATTTGTATACGTTATATTCATCAGTAACAACATAGAAGTTACATACTACCATTCTCTGTGTACCAGAAAATGAAATTGGAAGTTTTGCTGCAGCTGCTGCACCCTCGCCACCACCACCTGTAATTGTAACAGTTGGTACACTAGTGTATCCACGACCAGCATTATCTAGTTGTATATCAATAACAGTACCATTGGCTATATACGCAGTTGCAGATGCACCTGTACCACCACCACCTGTAATCGTAATTGTTGGAGGATCGGCAAAGCCAAACCCACCAGAAATTAAATCAATCTCATCAATTTCATCGCAATAATTATCATCATACATATCGTAAATTGTATTAGCAACCCAATTACGTCGGTCTACAATTAAAGCGACGTCTGTTGGACGAATTTCTTTCATTGTAATTATTTCATTGCGAGATAATAAATCATTTTTAAGTGAATCAACAGGATATGGCGGATTTAATTCTTCTGGCCATGATAGAGTTTTTCCCAAATAATAATAATAACGTGCAGTACGATTCTGGATCTCACTGTAAAGACCCTTAGCAATTGAGTTATGTAACCCAGATTTTAACAGTGCTGAAGATGCAGACATTTAATTTTTCTTTGTATTAGCTTACAGTAATAATCCAAGTGATCGCAATACTATCACCTGCTGCTTTATTAACTACAGGGAATGTTGTTCTACAAAGCATAGTTCCTGCAGATGGCGCATTTAAAATTCCTGCTTCAGTAATAGGTCCAGTACCTGTACCAGCTGGGAAAGTTGCAGTTGCAGTTACTGTAGCACCACTAGATGAGAAAGAAGCTAATGCAACACGACCTGCTTCAGTTCCCAAAACTGTATCGCCGACTGCTGGAGTAACTGTTCCTGTTCCAATAGCCATCTGTGACATAATAGAAGTACTATTACTTACCATACGAGAAGCAATATACTGTTTACCTGCAGTTACCACTAAGTTTGGAATATGAACTACATTTTTAATTTTATCATTACTGTCTTTGTGAACTATTGTTAGTTCACCTTTCATTTTTAAATTTTCATTTAAATCCATTTATATCTCCTAATTGTTGAAGTTTATTGGTTCGTTAACATACGATCCAGAATCATTTGAGAACCAACCTGCATCAGCATATGGGTTCAATAAAACTAAACCTGTATCAGTTGGGATTGCTAAATCGTCTCCAATTCCAGTTCTATCAATATATTTATCCATAGAAATTTCATGGATGTCTGGGATAGAAACATAATCTTCAAGATTTTTATGCAAATCTTTAGCTGAAATGTAGTCAATATTTACTGTAACTTCATCTTGAGCAGTTACAGAAAGATTCTTAATCATCGCTTCAAGAGTTAATGCGATGTCAAATTCATTTTTAATTTCATACTCACCAAATACTGCCATACCAGCTGGATGCAGTAATGTTTTAACGATAGACTTATAAGAATCTAAACTCTCATCGATCTTTAAAACATAAGAAAATGCTTGGTAGTAACGACTGTCTTGAATGTAGATAGAATCATTTAAGAAGCTATCGTTTGTAATATAGTATCCTGGATATTTAGCCAATGCACCAAGAGCTACTTTAACAACTGCTGGGTCGTAAGGGCTAGTAACTTCATCTGAATTACCAGAAGCACCGAACTCACGAAGTATCTCACCAGCATATGTTCCATCCATTGCATCAGTTATTGCATAATCAGATTTATTAATTGTACCAGATTCTAAAAACCCATCAGTGGCTTCAGCTATATTAATATCACCACCAATAATTTGTAATGTGCTACCACCAGTTCCTGCTACATCTTGTCCAAGATTGGCGAAAATTGTAGATGTAAAATCCGTAGTATATCCTGTACCAAACTTAATAAATTCAGCATTTAAAATACCACCTTGTGTATTGGTCCTAGTAACTTTCATAATTGAGCCAGCACCCTTACCATTTCTGATAGGATATAACTGACCAACTTTAAACCCAGTTCCTGGAACTAATATTGATAACTTTGATGTTGTGGCAACAATATCTGCTGTAAAGTAAATGTCTTCTGTTCTATAACGAAGTTTATCTCCAACACCGATATCACCGAAGAATCTACGATCGATATAAAACTCGTAAATGTCCTCTGATATCAGCACTACACGTTCTACTTCAACTTCAATATACTGTCTTCTATCAATTTGAACGCGAATAATTTTTGTTGGCGTAACAACGTCAATAAGTTTACCAACAATTTGATCTGGATGTCCTGAAGTAACTCGTGCTAAAACAGAAACGTCTTGATTCCATTTACCATCTGATACACGAAAAACTTGTTTAGCTGGATAGTCAATAGAAACTTCTTTATTATACAAAAGTCTAAACAATAATTTGTAAGATTCTTCAGAACCTTTAGCCAGATATTGATCTTTAATTCTTTGTAATAAAAATCTTGGATCAGTAGTAATCTGATTTGGTAAGTTTATTGCCAACTCATTTTTAAAGTGTTGTATAAATGAGTCTAAAGTAGTATCAAGATCTCTAAGGTCTCTAAGGTCTGGAGAAGTATTTTCCAAATATTCATAATACGCTTTTAAAAACGCAACAAAATTCTGATGATCTTCACGCACAAACTCTGGGAGTTGTGCTGAGATTAATGAAGATATCTTACTTCTTCTTAATGGAGCTGTCATTTTAGCCTACTCGATCGCCTGTTACTGTTGCATTTGAAGCACTAAATGTATAATTGAATCCAGCACGAAGATCTCCAGTAGAAGTATTATCTGGTATGGCTGTTACGTACATATGATCTCTGGCAATTTTAGCAATTTGTGTCAGAGCAGAGACAACGTCATTTGATTTTGGTTTAATAGAAATTTCCCAATCGATATCTGCCAATGCAGTAATATGTAAATTTCTAATATCTAAAATACCATTAGCGTGATCAATAGTTCCAATACGTTCATCTATAATAAACTTTTGAGCATTAGATCCATATTTAAATAAACGTATATTGGAACCATTATCATCAAGGTAATGAATTTCATCACTTCCGTTAATATAAAAACCAGTGGTACCGATAGATCCACCTGGAAATTCTGAATAATATATTGGGTTAATAATGTTCAGGAGATATTGCGCAGAAACATTATAACGAGGAGCAATATTTCTTCTTAATAATACAGTCATAGTATTATTTGTAATAGATTTATCTGACGCATCAATTAATGAAGAAAGTTTAGAAAAACGGAACACACCATCAAAAGTTTCTAATTCATTGTCGTCATAATCAAAAATTGTATTCGTTACAATAGTTTCAATTTCTGGTGCAGTTTTAGTAGTCTCTCTAGGATTGTAATGAACATTCACATTGAGCGATATGTTAATAAATTCAGGATCTACAACTTCAGGAATAACTGAAACTACGTTTTTACTTTGTAATATTGTATTGACCAATTCTGCTTTTTGTAATTGTGTCAATTTAGATGAATCTATAGGTTTAACGCAAACGAATATTTTGCCATAAACAGGTGGGTTATTATCTTCTCCACCCCAAACAGAAACTGCTTTGGCACGTGGGAATGCAGAATAAATTAATGCTTTGTAATCGTCTGGGGTTACACAGCGATCTTGGGCTGCATAAGTTCTTGGAGCATTAAAACGAATTCTTTCAATATCTTCAGCAACAGAACCACCAGATGCTGGCGATAAACATGTAACTAAATTAGAAGCATTTGATATTAATGTTTGTCCAGTATATTGAAACAATCTGGCTCCATTTGGCGCATCTAATGAAGATGCCATATATTCAACGTGAATGATATTACCAGCAGACAATTCTCTGCCAATAACTCCATCACCGAAAGTTAATTGATACAAACCATCGTCAACTTCTTTGACAAAATATACTTTACTTAAAGCATCAGCTGTAGTTATTGAAGAAGCATTTGTGAATGTTTCGTATAAGTCAGAATTAGCTGACTCTTGAACTTTAACCTTTAGAGTTGCTAAATCTATATTTGCGTTTGGAATAATATAATTCATTCCATTGGAGTATTCCCATTTAAAGTTTAATGGAGTACCCTCAACAAGTTTAATATTATCAAATGTATAAGATGTTCCTGACCCAGTAAT